CCCCTGATGTCATCCACATATCTTGACAGAAGGGGAAGCGTTATTCCATCGTCGTCGAGTGCCGGGTAATGCCTGTCGAAATTATTGTAATCTCCTGTACATGACATATCGACGTAGAACGGAAGTTGTGGAGTATTGGCCATTAAAAGCCTGTCATCGTGAAATCCAACGACGCCGGGATAGCCGGGGTTGACGCCCCATGCACCGAGGCTCCATGACTTCAGAGCCTTGCTCAAAACCGTTGTCTCCGTCTTCACCGTGCATCGGACAACAGTCGTTGAAGTAAATGTCGCTATCTCAAGATATCCGTACTTCTGTTCCCGCTCTTGTGAGAGGCGATAATAGATAGTGTCTGGATCAACACCGTTCTCTGTATAAAGCCTGAGTTGCGGGGTCGTATCATTATAGTCCTCGCTCCGTAGTTCTCCGGTAGTGCTGTACCATGTGTTATACCCCGTGGAAGAAAGGACTTCCCACGTATCCCACGTCGACCCGCCGTCGACAGAATACTGCAACTCAACGTCTGCCGTTTCTCCTGCGAATTTATACTGAAGGGTGAAATTCCCATCCACCGAACCAAGGGTCTTTGTGCCTTCAATATTTGGCGGATCCCAAGAGCCAGACGTTATCGGCGTGGCCCCCTTGGTATATCGTATCTTGAGCCACCGTCCAACATCATCGGAGGTAAATGTCGCAGACGAAGCCGTAACATCCACAGATTCACCGACAAGGCCCGTTGAACCAGATACAGAAGCCAGCGTAAATGTAACGTCGGTCTTGTTCTCGTCCATGAACGGACCATTCTTGTAATCAAAATCCGACATCACCCATGAGGTGGCGGAATATCTTTCAAGCGTCTGTGGAGGTATGCTGTTATGCACAAGGTACATTGTGTCCATGCTCTGAACATATCGTACATCGGGCAACATATCTTCATCATACTGAGTTTCAACTTCCACGATGGTAGACTGAACCCACTTATCTTCCCAATCTACCCCAACGCCGGGTTCTGTGGTCGCACCAGACGTATGGTCTGAAATACACCTGTAAACCGTCGTGCCTGTTTTAACCGAATCGCTTACGGAGTAACCAGTGGCTGTCGCCCATGCAGAAACAGTGCTTGCCGTATGCACTATCTGTGCATCGTTTGAATAAAACCGCATGTACTCTTCTCCTGCTTCAATGAAGAAAGATAATTGATCAGAATAGGAAAATGGAATAATTCTGACCTTTTTAGTGGAATCCTTAACTTTAGCAATGAACCATGTTCCTGGACGGTATGACGCACCACCGTGAGCGAAGGTTATAAAGTTTCTACACTCGGCAAGTCCAGTCTTGACCTTGTCCAGCGTTACAGCCGTGTGAAGAGACGGGGTTATTTCCCCGCCGACAAGTCCTATCTGATGTACCTTCACTGTCGCGCCCTCGTGTATCGACTGTCACGATCATAAGCAACGGTCATTGATTCCGACGACTGGCTGCCCTTGGATTCCTCCCGGAACATCATCGACAGCTGCATAAGATTTGACTGCTTTGAACCATCTCCCGCCAATGCCATGGCAAGTTCTGCCGCAAGCCTGTAGGATACGGCATCTACAAACGACGGGGGAAACTTGTTTTCATCCATCACGTTGGACGTGTAGACGATATATGCATCAGCTTCGTTGGTAAGAATAAACCTGTCGTCATCTATGGTCTCTGTTTCAAACGGCACCGATACCTCGTTCCTTGTCGGAGCTGATGCTTCCGACGTAACAAGGATTATTTTCAGACAGTCTTCAGGGTAGGCGTAAACGTAATCCCACGATATGTGGGTCTTGTCTTCGTCTTCGACAAGAGCCACCGTTTTGCGGGCAAAGCCCCAGTTGTGATTTTCGAGTGTACTCATGATGGAAGGTTCATACACCACATCAAGCACCTTGGTCTCTGGGGAATCTATGAGTTTGTCATCAGTAAGCCTTTTGGATACTCCCATCCGCATTAAGGCCAGGTTCCATATTTGCAATCTTGTCGCCATCCATATCACTCCTATCAGGAGTTAAAGGGGGGAGGATCACTCCCCCCTTTCGGTCACCCTCTGGCAGAACGTATCAAGGAAATAATGGTATCCTTGTTGCTCCTCAAAGGAATTGACACCCCTTCGTCAGAAGCAAGAGACAGAAGTTCGTTCTTTGACATTTCCTGAAGATCTTCTATCTCCATTACTGCGTCTTCTTTGGTCGCAACTGCGTCTTTTGCAGGTACAACTGCATCAACAAAGACCTTAAGATCGGGGTCATCCTCTGGCGGACAGTAAGGGACAAGGTACTTTGAAACCTTGAACCCGTCAGGGTAACTTGCAAACTCCCCCCTCTTGTAACACCTCTGGTCAGTGTTTATGCAGTCAGCCATCACCACGTATTTCATTGGAACAACCCCCTAGAGGTTCGTATGGTCGATGTCGGTCAGGAAGATATCAAACGCCCCAGCCGTCAAAGCAGCTTCGGCGATGATTATCTCAGCTGCAAGATACTGTTTGAGCTGGTCACGCTTCGGCAGCCTGAACGATGTTACAGTGTACCCGGCAACGAGGGTCGCAACGGCTATGGCTGACGACGTGTACAGGTCGGTGTCACTTGACATAGCCTCAGCGTCAGACGTGTGGATCTTGAACTGGACCGTAGCACTTCCGTCCGAGGTGCATGTGGTAGCAACGCGAATCACGCAGTAAAGTTCGTTGTACGCATCTCCATCAGCCCCAAGGTCAAGGACATAATCTGAAGAATGTGTATCGACTGTGGTTTCCTCCTGTGCGTCGCAGATTATGAGACTGCTATCGAGTATCATTTTTATTCCTCCTCTCTCAGCCTATTCGGCTATCTTCATGAACGGAACGGAATCACAGAGACCCGTCGCGCCCATCTGGATGTTACCGGCTGCCAGCTGCAGGTTAAAGTCATAACCTGCGGTGGATGTGGTCGTGTCGATGTCCGTCATCCAGCGATTGTTCACTACCTGGAAATCATCAGAGTTGTCGTCAATGCCAAGAGCAACCGCCCTGATAGTATTACCTTGAATCAACCCACCCATTGCAACAGCGGCAGCCTCTACAACGGCAATACCTGCGGTGGCAACAATGTGGTTGTTGAGTATTGCGATGTCATGCAGAACCGTGCCCTCAAGGGAGATGGCAACAGCGAAAATCTTCGCCATGTCGCCTGCTCCTACGGTAAAGGTACAGTCCTCGATCCTGATGTGGGCACTGTTGGTTATTTCCAGAGCCTTTGTTGATGTGCTTGCGGGCTGGAACCAACAGTTGATGAACTGCAAACCATGACACCCCGCAGGGATGACAAACAGGTCGCCGGTTCCCTCTGCGATAAATCCACAGTTGATGAACCTGCACCCGTTCGCGCTTCCGGCTGTCGGCCTTGTCGCAGCGATTGTGTGATTCCCGATGATGCGCGGGAACGGGAGAATGTCGTACCCCACCCCTATCACGTCGCACTTCTCCGGCAGGATGGTGAGGTTCTCATCTATCTCCTGGTCACCACAGACGAATATCCTGTTGCGCCTTGCCCACCATCTGTTTGCCGTAAGCGCAATGCTTGTGTTGCTTGCGGTAATGGCCTCGGTCAGGGTCAGAAACGCATCCCCCCAACTCGTACCGGTAGTCCCCGTAGTAGACACGTTGCCGTCTACAAAATAATCCTGTCCACCGTAGGGGTTCGGGAAAACCGTTCTACTGTTGATGCCGTCGTGGTCATGGCCGGATGTGGTATCAAAAACACCGGACAGCATCTTGCGCAGATTTGGAACGAAAAAGTTATATCCGCTAGACACTCCACGTCACCTCCCGTTCTAGGATATGGTGCTTTCCGTGCTCAGTATCTTGTCGACTCTCTTGACGGGGACGTCGCTGAAGGTAAGGACCTTCTTCCCTGCAAGGTTGTCGAAGTTGAAGAACACGTTGTAGCGCTCCATCATCTGGATTCTCATCCATGTCCTGATGGTCTTGTTACAGTAAAGTACAGGCTTGCCAAGACTGAGTTCAGGAAGAGTCTCTATTGCCTGTACAAGGAGCCTGATCAGGTTAGCCGATGCATCTGCGGCTGTGTTGAAGGTAGCAAGATCAGATACATCAATGTTGGCAATACGAACCACGTACCGCCAATCACGCACAGAGAGTCCGGCTTTCCACTGATAGTGAGACTCGTATACGTCGTACCTGCCGGTGGTAGTATCTGTGATCGTCTGAATGCCCTTGTCCTCAACCTGCAATCCTGCAATAGTTCCTTTGGGGAAAATACCGTGGACAGTGTTCGGCCCCCAACACACGAGCCAGATGGAAGTATTGTCGGAACCAGAACCACCGGCATCGATGATGTTGCTACCATTGTCTGCGGTGAGGCTGTTGAACCTGGGGTGAAGACCCATGAACCGCTCGGGGTAAAGGTCCGTGTCGCCGTGGAAAATAGTGTCGGCCATGGTCTGGTTCATGCCCTCTATGTGAGGTCTCTCTTCCGCAAGCCTCCATTCAGGAGCAAGCCCATTCATCTTTGCAAGATCCACGTCGACGTAGGGGCGGGCTTCCAGCATCCCGGTAACATCAGTAACCTGCTTCGTAGTACTCTTCGTGGAAAGAACCCCGCTATAGAGTTTCCTCCATGTGGGATCAGGTATACCAGTTCTTACTGTGGTGACATGCCCGTTTGAAAGGTTCCCCTCTACCCACTGCATATCATCAAGAACTTCGTTAGTCTCGTTCAGAACCTCCGCAACGTTCGCAAGTTTCCCGTCAGGGTCAAGCCTTCTAGCCCAATCGACGAGAGTAAGATTCTCTGTGCCAAGCGTTGTTGCCATCTACGAACACCTCCTGTTATTGTTTTTTGGCCATTGAAGGATAGAGACGGTCCGCAAGGGAACCCCTGTCGTCCTTCGATGACCCGCCACCTTTGAAGGTGGGTTCTGAAACATCCTTGCCTATCTTGTACAGCAACCTGATTATCTCGGGGTGATTCCCATAACCCGATGAATCAAGCAATTCCACAAGTTCCTTCGAACAATAGCGGTCTCTTGCCGAACGAACGAAGGTTTTCATGTTTTCTTCGAACTGCGCACCTCCGTATTCCTTGTCAGTCTCGACCTGCTTGCCCCATTCTTCGACCTGTTTCTGCCATTGTTCCTTCTGGACTTCAACCAGTTTCTCGGTTGCAACCTTCAGATGATCTTTGGTGATGGTCACAAGTTTATCGAGGCCATCCTGGTCGATATTCTTCTCCTTCAGAAACTCGACGACGGAATCCTTATACTCATCCTTCATCTCGTAGTCTTCGGGAAATTTGTAATCGACCTCTTTTTTTTGTTCTTCTTCACCGACGTCCGCGTCCTTTTTTGGAGGTTCTTCCGCCGGTTTCTCAACTACCTGTTCAATTACTTCTTTCTCCGGGACTGCCCCTTCGGTGTTTTCCTGCGGGACGTTGCCGGAATTATTGTCTTCAGGCATTGTCTTGCCTCCCTTCAGTAAGAATTTGCTCTACTTCCTCTTTCCACTTGAATGATTCAGCAAACATGTTGCCGAACATATTAGGATCCACCGCTCCAAGTTCTTCGATTATCGACAAACCAACCTGTCTCATACCATCGTTGAAAAAGGTGTAGGAGTTTCCAGTCATGACAGAATGAAACACATGACACTTCTCCAACAAACCAAACACCCACCTCCTGCCTTCCTTCGTTTCAAGTATCTGCTTCAGGTCGTTTATGGTTCTGTCTTTTACTATCTTGAGCCGTGATTCCTGTTCCTCGACTTCTGCCGCATTCTCTGCCACCCTGTTGCGAGCCATCACGGTCTACCCATCCCACCGAGCAATGCCCCAAGAGCGTTCTGTCCAGACAGGTCGGTCTCGGACAGCGTCTTGCCCTGCTGTGCCATCTGGTTCATTGCTTCCATGGACTGCTGTTCCTGTATCATACGCGCCCTGTCAGCCCGTATCTTCTCCCTTACATCCCGGTCCCTGAGCATCCTCTGTGGTATCTGCAACGCAGTCAGATAGATATCGCCCATTTCATCAGGGTCGAGAATATCCGTAACCTCAGGATATAGCGTTGCCGCCTGTGCCACGAACGCCGCCCCCTGCTCTATCTTTGCAACATCCATCATTTTCTGAGCCTGAGCAAGGATGGATACATATTCTATGCCAATGACCTCGTCCATCAACCCGGGAGGCGGAGGTGGAATAGCCCCACCCCTGTAAGCAATTCCGAACCACCTGTTGATAATGTCATCAAGGAACTCAGAACCTCGTTCAACGGCAGGAGTCAGCATCAGGAGCTTCTCCTGTTCTATAGAAACTATCTCCTTCGCCGTCTTTTCAGCCGAACCACCCGACCTGAACATAATAGCAAGGAACAAATCCTTGAAATACGCCTGATCTACAATCTCCCTGAGTTCATTGATGCCGAGAGTTATTCCCCCAAGATCAGGAGACACCTCATAGAGCGGAGATATCTTGCCAGAGTTCCCTCCCTGCATCTGAGAGTAGAACGACAAACCTCCAGGGGCTGCGTTCACCACACGCCCCTCATCAGACACATGCGCCTGCAACGGAGGGTTGACACTTTTCTCTATTCCAACCCCGCGATCTCTGGTCATTGCATGGAGTTCCTTGCAGTCCGGCAGAACCATCCATCCCGGTCCGAAGCCATAAGGATCTATGCCCGCCGTCTCGTAATGGAATACCGCAAACGGCTTCTCCTCATACCCCGAAACCTCTAATGGCTCCTCGTAGGGACTTGTCCCTTCAAGGTAATACACCGAACGATAAGGAAGGTCCTTGTTCAGTTTGCTCTGTGGAATCCTGTCATCATTGGGTTCTATGGCATGTATAATCTTGTGCAGAGATTCAGTGTCGTTTCTGGCGTAGGCATCGACTATCTTCTTCGGGCAGTTCTCCTTGCCGAATTTGTCCACAATAGCCCAGACTGTGAGTGAGAATTCCCGGTATATACCCACCGTCCTTCCGACGCTGTCATTTATCAGGGCATATTCCCCGAGGTTCAGCGGGATGCCCCTCGCAACACTGTTGAAGTCCGACTGCCACATCGTCGCTCCTGTACCAAAAGTCGGCGCCGTCGCCCACACGTGATGGACTGCCTGATAGAAGTTTCCCTGCGCAAACATGGAGGTCAGCCTGTCCGTTACCTCATCAAGCCATATTCTGTGCTTCGGAAACTTGCCCTTGTCAGGATCGGACACCCCGGCCCTCCACCACTGACGAGCCTTCGATGTCATCCCGGACTGAAGGCCTGACCCATGACCCTCGCCGCAAGGGTCGGGATAGAAGTAACCATGTTCTCGTCGCCACGGCGCGGCTTTCTGTCATTCCCGGGGTATAGGGCACGGCTGTACTGCGGAAGGACGTAATTGCCAAGGTCCTTCCATATAGGAAGCCACCTGTCCCTTACCGCAAAAGCATCCTTCCTTCTTCGTTCAAGTGCTCCGTGCCCCCACTCCATCACAATCTCCCCAGGACGGAACTCTTACCCGAAGAAGAACTGTCCATCGACCCAAGCCCCGTATCCTTCGTAAGCCATGTGGACATGACCCCCTTCCGCTTTTTCTTTGCCTCCGCCGACGCTTCCCCTCCCGGAGCCTCGCTCTCGGTACTAGCCCTCGGTGCAGGTATCTCCGGCGCTTTTTTCTGAACCGGGGCCGGGGCAGATGACCCACCGCTTGAAAATAATCCTGCCGCAGCAGAAACCAGTTCTACCCAACACATACAGGTGTCCTCCTTCCTCCATCAGTTACCCATGCTTTCTGACCAGCAGAGCCAAACCCAACCTTCCTGACCGGATAAGCAAAGGTCAACGCCAATGCCTCGGCGTTGTCCGGACTGTCAACTTTTCTTACTGTTTTCATGAACTGCTTGCTCTCAAGCTTCATCTTGCCGTTACCAAGGTGATACCCAAACTCAGGCGACACAAGGTCAGCCTTGAGGTCTTCTAGAGGGGGTATAGACCCTCCTTCTATGAGCCACTTCTTCATATCAGCCCACATCTCAAAGCGCTTGTTCGCATATTCCGGCCTGCTCGAACTTGCCGAAGCACTGACGTTTACCACCGTTCCACGCAAACTCATCCTCCGCAGGGAATCGACCACCCCAGCCCCCCATCCGACACCGTCGACCATGACTCCATCGGCCGACTTCTCTGAGGCGAACCTCGCTATCAGGTCTGCATAGTCCATCGTGTTTATGTCCCTGCCAACCCACAACCTCTCACTGTACAAGCCCTGCCTGAGGAACAGCGCCGACCGGTCATCGCCGAAGTAACTAACATCAGCACCGAGGATCACCGGCGCATACTGATAAACCGACGCATCCAGGTGTCTCCCCATCGCCATCTGCACAATGTCCATCGGGATGAACTGCGTGATCGACTGCTTCGGAAACTCGCCCAGAACCCTGACCCTGTACTGGTCGGAATCCTCGCCGTATTCGTCGATTATTGCCTGAACATATTCCTTTTTTACAAGAGGGGAATCCGCTGAAGAAAAAACGAGGGTGTTCCACAGGTGAGAATTCCTGTGAAACGCTTCGTAGAAATACCCAGTCACCAGTGTCGGGTTCCCGGTCATAACCACCCGGGCATTGTGCGTGGTCAGAGCTCCCTGCATAAGTTCAAAGACGTTGTCCGGAACACCGGCCGCTTCGTCTATGATGAACAAAAGGTTCCTTGCGTGGAACCCCTGCAACGCCTCCGGCTTCTCCTTCCGCGCCGTCCGCGCCACCGCGTAATGTTCCTTACCCATGCCATCGATGGAGACCTTGTCCTCAGTAACTACAGTGCTGTCTCTCATCTCCGGCGGCATTTTCTGACGCCACAGGTCAACCTCACCCCAGAGACAATCGCTCAACTGATGTGCCGAGGGCGCCGTGCATGGGACCTTGGCGTCGGTCCTCGTCCATTCAAACCACAGCAAGGCCCATGCCAGTGCGGAGGTTTTACCGACACCGTGGCCAGACCGTACAGCGGTCCTTGAGTTCGGCCTCGCGATCGATTCCAGCAATTCCTTCTGCTGGGACGTCGGTTCTACGCCGAATATCTCCCGCACAAAGAGCACAGGATCATCCCTGTACTCCTTGAATCTCTTCACCAGCGGGTCGGAGTAAACCTCGCGGCTAATCATCCTTGTCTATCGCCTCAAGGAGTTTCCTCGGGCTGAACGTTACTTCCACCTTCTCCGTAAAATCACCCGACGCCTTCGATAAAAGTTCCGACGCCCTGAGCCGCTCCTTAACCGGAAACTCCTTGTCGTTCACCACACGCGCCCAGAACCTCTTCCGAGCCTGTGGACTGTTTATAAGCACATCAGACACAGGATCAAC